ATTGTAGTTGTAGTACCATTAACTGTAAGATTGCCGCCTATAGTTACGTTGTCTGTTACTGTTACACTATCTACATAAGCGTCTTTCCATCTAACGCTTGTAGTGCCTAAATCTACATCACTATCTGATTGAGGTCCGAAAATATTGTCAGCTAAATAAACTTGTTCTACATTAGCAGCATAAAAGTGTATTTCATCTGCTGTTTCAAAGTCAATCTTTGTTTGGTCATCTTCACCAATCTTTATGTCTGTGTCTAATAAATACGAATTTTTAACAGATACAGCATCTCCTGAACCTAACAAAGTTCCAGATGCAGTAGGTAAAACAAGAACAGCACTACTAGCTGCTGAATGTGGTTGTGCTTGTAATGTTTGTGCATGAGCATTACTTACTTCACAGTAAAACTTCATCTTACCAACAGCACCACTGTTAGACCGTAAATCTATCTGACCACCTTGAACTGTTAGGTCATCACCTACAGTTATGTCACCAGATGTTGTAAGACTTGTTAAAGTTCCTACAGATGTAATGTTTGTTTGTGCTGCACCTGTTACAGTTGCCGCAGTACCAGAAGTGTTACCTGTAACGTTTCCAGTAATGTTACCAACGAATGTTCCGTTGATGTTATTACTAGCATCTTTAAATACAGCTTTGTCTGCAGGATACGTTGTAAATATTGTGGGAGTAGCTGAAGACCAGTTAACAGCGTTATCACTGTTAGAGCTTTGAAGAATAGTTGTACGTGCTAAAGTTGTACCACTAGCTGTGTATGTGCCAATTCCTATTTCAAAATTAGCATCTTGTACAGCTGCATAGTATGTAGTATTGCCATCGCCTACCCCATCAGTAAAGGTTTGAAAACCTGTAAAAGTTCCAGAAAGGGTATAAGTTCCTGTGCCTGATATAGTGGCCGCAGTTTGTTTTACACGATCAGCTACTACTAATGCCATGTTTAAGTCTCTGTTATTGTAATTGCAGTCGTTGCAACAACAAGTGAGTCACCATCCTCAATAACTTTGTCATCTGTCAAAGCACCATGATATAATAAATTACCACTGGTTGATGCATCAAATATTCCAAAATGGGTAATCGTTCCCCAGTTACCACCACTAGCTGTAAATGTTTCTGCTGAACTGTTTGTTGCAGATCCACTTGAAGCAGCATTAAAAGTTATAACTTGTCTGCTGTAACCATTACCACTTACTTCAGTGCCACTGTTAGCATCTGTTGGATTTGATGTAAATAACCCCATGTACACATTTGATGGGGCTGACGTTGATGACGTACCAAGAAAGTGATCGATGACTTTATTTTCTAAGTAATTAGATTTTGCCATTATTTCTCCTTATCTACTTGGGTCATAATATTCTTCTAAAAATAAAAACAGGTTTAAATCGCTGTTTGCACTTGCCTGTGCTTGTATTTTATCAGAAGCTTCTAAATAAATATTTGCAGTATCAATTCTAAGAAAAGTATCTGCATCAACTTGTTTTGTAGAAACAAATGCTTTTGCTGAACTTGCAGAACTATCATGTAAAGCTAGCGTTATATCTGCGTTATTTGTTCCATCTATATTTGTTACTATAATCTCTTTTACTATTGCTGTTGTATTTGCAGGACAAGTATACACATCCTGACTAGCAAAAGCTGTAGTTGTAACAAGATGTGATATATTACGATAACGTCTTGGTTCGTTTGTCATCTTTATTCAACTTTACTATGCTTTTGTATATATCACGAAAATTAGTTTTTATTTCTTTTACCTGTTGGTCAGACTTTGCTTTTTTTATTGCAAATTCAAGAGCTTCTTTTATAAAAGTTTTCATATTTTAGTATACAGATGTAGTCCTATTTTGTAAACTGTTCTTTTATACTGCGTACAACGCTTCTTATATCAAAGGGTTCTTCATTCGGTCTATAAGGGCATTGATACTCTCTTGGACATTCTCCAGCATCATACGGAAGGTATTCTCTATATTGAGTATTGTTTGCTCCAATAAATACACACACACGTTGTTTGTTCCCCAATATTTGACTTGCTAATCTACAAGTCGTCATTTCACCTCTTGCTTCACTTATTCCTAACAAGATATAAAGAGCAAAAGCTAGTGCAAGTAAAGCTAAACGGAAAGACTTATTATCCATATCATCCATCCTAATGCTCCACATCCTATAAGTGATGCGATGCCTATGATGGTATAGTCTCGTATCTGTCTGTTTTTTTCTTCCCTAGCATACACAGCTTCCTTTCTAGCTCGTCTTATACGACCTTCTTCACGGATCAAATCATCCCATGCTTTTGTTCCGTAATGTGCCACTAAAAAATTTTTAAGTTCTTCCCTTTGTTTTGCAAGTTTCTTTTTACTTGCGAAAGACTCTATTGCAACTTGTTCAATTGAGCCATTGAATAATTTATCAAACGTTGAAGGACTGTTTGCATTTTTGTGAATGTTATCTACATCACTTACAGCCGACATCCATGTGGACAATTGAGATCCTAAGTCTTCAATCTCACGACCCATCATAATGGCTTTCTTTATGCCATTGTATGCCGCTGTTGCTCCACTAACAGCAGCAGATAGGGTGATTGGGTCAAGCATGTTTATATCCTTTAAATTTCCTGTCTCTTGGTTTAAAGTATTGAGACAGAGCTAAATTGTGTCTTTCTCTATTTTTTTGTTTAATAAACTCTACTTGTGTAAATCCACACCTTTCATTCGGCTTATCAGTCTTTCTGCTCTGTTTGTTACCTGTTTGTACCATCTACTCTGTTTCATCTGGTTTGCGGCTTCGATGTGGTCACCATCTCTTACAGCCTGTATCATTAGTCTAAATTTGCAAAATCTTGGGTATCCGAGATTAAACATCATATTTGCCATAATTAATTTTACTTCTTCGTTCATAGCGTTCCAATCATCAAATACTTTTTTACAGTCATGTATTGTAGTCATAATGTCTTGTTCAAACCACTCATCAACTCGTTCTTTACTTATAATTGTACCTACAGGCTTACCATGCTCTGGATCAGACTCTTTAATCAAATGCCCTATTCCTGCTGTGGGTAATCCTAAATGATCTAAGTAAATATGATATTTACAACCCTCATCAATCTCTAACTCAACACGCAATCTATCTATTATTGTTTCCATTATCTTCTCCCACTAATTGCACTAAAACCAAAATAAGCTCCCACTAAGCCACACATACTTATGTATTGAGTCATAAGAATACTCTCTGCTTCTGCAAGCCTGTCTGGAAATGCTAAAGTTAGGATAGTGGTAATACCCATAAGAATAATTAAAACCCATGCCATTCTTCTCTTATTTACCTGATAAGCCATTTTATCAGGAATTAAATCATTATTTTCGGACATTTTTAAATTTATCCAATCCTCTTATACCCAATGCAGCAGATACCGTTAAAAATAATAGATATGTATACCACTCAGGTAATTCATTAAGTCTAGCAAAACCGTTTTTCACAATCTCTTCCATGCCCGGAATAAAGACCAGTATCGTTGGAATCAATATGACAATTGTGACAAGCTCATCTTTAAAACTGTTTTGAGTACCCTGTGCCATAATGATTTCCCACTTTGAATCATGTGTGGCTGCAGTACGCATAATCTCTGCTTCGGCTTCAGCTTTAGTTTGTGCAAGTGTTGCTTTTGCTTTCTGTTTATTAATTTGCCCTTGCATGAATGATCCTGCAAGTTCAGATATAGGTCCTATCAATGCTTGAAACATTATGTATTTTCTCCTGTTGGACTACCTATGTAAACACAGGTGCTATATCCATTTAAATATTGAGGATCTTGTGTTATTTTTGCTCTTGCATGTCCTACATACTCGTAACACTTATCTGATGAAGTAAATGGAAAATTAACCATTGGAAAGTTTACCCATGTTGCATTATCCCCTAATGCCCATAAAATTGTAATTACTGGAATCCACATTACGCTTTTCTCCTTGTCTTCTTGCGTTTTCTTCCAGAAGCAGTAACAGACCATTTTACAGCCTTAGGTCCTGTCTTCTTTCGTGCTTCTGATTTGCTTATCCTTCCAGCTACAGATTTAGGGCGACATGCAGGATACGGTCTAGATTTCTTTTCTTTACCAGATCTACCACACTTCTTACCAGTTTTAACATCTCGCCAATCTTCTTTGAACCATTTTGTTAGTCCACCTTTGGGTTTAGCCATTATGCGTAAGTTCCACCCCTTTTCTTATATGTACGCACTAACCATGCATTTGCATATGCAGATGGGTATACTTTAAATTTACGCTTTGCTTCTGCTTTTACCTTTGCATATAAAGCTTTATTTTTGGGTGTTGCACCCTTACTTTTTTTTGATTTTTTTGATGCCACTTTTAAGACCTCCTCCGTATTTCATTGCAGGTTTTACTTTACCACCTTTTTTCATAAATCCCATTTTATTTCTAACTGCTGTCGGTAATTTTTTTAATCCTTTATT